ACCTACATCTCCTGCTTTGGGTTCACGCAATAATGGCGGCGTCGTGTTCATTGCAGCCCGACATAGCTTACGAAGTGGTGAATCTGCAGGATTTCCGATCTTCACTGATAACGACAGCTTCGTGGGTTCGACGATTGATGCGATCCGTGCAATGATCATGGTCGCCTCAGGTACTCGAATGCTATTAGCTAATGGTGGATCTAATATTGGCGTTGGATTTCAGGATAATGCTGATGACGCGACATTGGGATCAAGCGGAGAGATGGCTAATAAATTTAAGCTTATCATCTCATCATCAGCTGCAGCGTATGCTACGACAGACGGACTTTCTGGAGTTAAGGTACTTACCTGTTCTCTCAATCCCAGTAGCAATGATTATATTTCAAAGATCTTAAACACGAATCCTGATAAATTCAATACGGAAGAACATCTTTTATATGCTGATTTTCCGATTGAAGATGAGGTTGCAGTTGTTTCAACTGCGACAGGTGGCGTAATGCTGCTATCAGGCTCAAGCCAGACTTCAAGTACTTCAGGGATTACATCACAGACGTTTGCGAACGCGTTCGGTCGTTTTGATACAAGATTTACAGCTCCACAGTCAACTTGGTTCATTTCACAACCCTATGGAACTAAAGAATTCAATCTTTTCAAATTTGAAGCGATCTCTGATGGTAAATGGGCAAATGATCGTATTAAAATTTCGATCTCTAATATTAGAAAATCGACAAATCCAGCTAATGAGTACGGAACATTCTCAGTTTCAGTTAGAGCTTTCGACGATACTGATTTAGATCCTAAGGTGATCGAGCAGTATCCTAACTGTGATCTTGATCCATTTAGCCAAAACTATATTGGAAAGATTATTGGTGATACAAAGGCATTCTTCATGTTTGATGCTGATCAGGATGATGAGCGTCGATTAGTGGTACAGGGTCGTTTTCCTAATCGCTCTTCGCTGATTAGAGTCATTGTTGATCCAGCTGTTGAAAAAAGCTTAACACCCAAATCAGTCCTACCATTCGGATTCAGGGGTCCGTATGTCATTAATACGACTGATATGTTGGGTAATTCTGGTTCAGCTCAAGCAATTAGAAATAATGTTCCTGCTCCTAAAAGACTAAGTGCTTATTCAGCGACTGGTCTTGCGATTCCAGCTCTGACGAGTTCTGTGATACCTCCTTTACCATTTACGTATAAGGTGACTCGTGGTACGACATTAGAGAGCCCTGTGTTCCAAGGTCATCCTGGTAGTAATGAGATCGTTGATGGTAGATTGTACTGGGGTGTGAAAACAACTCGTGTTTCGCCGACTGGCTCATTGTCAGATTCTATACTTAATCCAAATGCTTCAAATGTGACGAATCCGTTGGTGCGATCGTATACAAAGTTGCAAGGTATTAGCAAACTTGATACAGTTGTTACAGGTTCAAACGCAGATACATTTAATAATAATAAATTTACGCTTGCACGAGTTGCTCTTTCTAATACAGCTATCACGCAGTTAACAGGAACAGCACAGCAACACATGCGTGAAGCTGTGTACATTCGCGATAGAGTGCCCAGCTCTCAGGATTACACTATAGTTGATTCGTTATCAGGTCAATCAAGAATAACATTGGGAACGCTAGTCAATCTAACGTCATCGGTTGAATTCAATCGATTTAGTACATTCGCAAAGTTTACGAATCTGCTATATGGTGGTTTCGACGGTGTTAACATCCTAGACTATGATGCTTCAAGGCTGAATGACCGAGCAGCGTCGAGTGATGTAGGTGGCGCAGCTAACTCAGCGTATGTTTCTCCTGGCCTTTCAACGAACGTTAATGGTGAGGGTCAACTTAATAATGCTGTTGCATCTTATCGGTCAGCAGCTAGAATCATGACAGATGAATTAACTGTCAACACAAATATTTTGGCGATTCCAGGCATTCGAGACTCGTATATAACTGATTTTGCTGCGCTTCGTTCAAAGCAAAATGGTTTAATCTTTTATGTTCAGGATATCGTTGAGTATGATGAGAATTTAAATAGACTCTTTGATGGAAATACTACAAAACCTGATGTTCGACAGACAGTTGAACAGTTTGATGCAAGAGCGTTAGACAATAGTTATGTTAGTGCGTATTTTCCTGATATCGTCATTGATGATATTGATAACAACAGGAAGATTATGGTTCCTCCGTCAGTCGCAGCATTGGGAGCATTAGCATTTAATGATAAGGTAGGATTCCCGTGGTTTGCGCCAGCAGGTTTCAATCGTGCGGGATTAGATTTCGTGAGTAATGTAGATGTTCGATTGGGAAATGATGATCGTAATAAGCTGCATGATGCTAGAATTAATCCTATCGTTCATTTTCCACAGCAGGGTACGAAACCTGTATTTGTAATCTTTGGGCAGAAAACGCTACAGCAAGCGAAGTCAGCTCTTGATCGAGTTAACGTTCGACGAATGCTTTTGGAATTAAAAAGGATAGTTGTTCAGATCACACGTGAAGGTTTTGTTTTTGAACAAAATACGAAAGCTACACGTGATCGCTGGGTCTCAGCGATAGTGCCTAGGCTTGCATTAATACAAGCTCAGGCAGGTGTCGAGGGATTTAATGTTGTGATGGATGAATCGAATAATAGCCAAGAAGATATTGATAACAATCGTCTTAACGGTCGTATTATCACCGTCCCGACTCGTACAGTTGAGTTTATAGCTATGGATTTTATTATAACCAATGCAGGTGTTGAATTTATTGAATAAAGCATTTAAATTTTTGTTAAAGTTTTGTTCGACGAATAGTTAGGAGCAATCATGGTAGAACTTTCAGGTCGTAGCGCAGGCGTAAGTATCAGAGAGATTGATCTCACAGGCCCGCGAAAGGCAGCACCAGCAGGTGTACCTGCCGGTGTCATTGGTACAGCAGATAAGGGACCTGCTTTTGTGCCCCTTACATTTGCAACGACAAGCGATTTTGTAGCTTTATTCGGTAATACTGACGGATCTAAATTTGGACCTCTTGCAGTAGCTGAATGGCTGAGGAATGCTCAAGCGGCAACGTTCCTTAGAGTGCTTGGCGTCGGCGATGGTCAAAAACGAACTAGTAGCGGAGCAAATGCTGGTAACGTGACTCGAGCTGGTTTCGTTGTAGGACAGCAATTACCCCTTGATACAGGGTTCCTGGGATCAAATGCATATGCAAATGAGAATGGTGTGCCAGGACGAATCCATTTTCTTGGTTGTTACATGTCAGAATCTGCGGGTTCAACTGTCTTTTCATCAGCAGGCATTCAAACAGGACCATCTGCAGTACCGATCTTAAGAGGTGTCATCATGGCGCCCTCAGGTGTAACGTTGATGTTGTCAACATCATTTGGAGATTCAACAGCACCTGCAGCTGGGACGATTGCAACTTCAGCTGGACCCCGCGGAGCCATTACAGGTACAGTCAATTTAGCAGCTGGTGCACAAGACTTTGTTGTCCTTTTAAATGGACATAAGGGTACAGATTCATCTAATCCTAATGTTATCACAGCGTCATTTGATCAAACATCTCCAAAATATTTTGGTAGCATATTTAACACTGATCCATTTGCGATACAGGAAAAAGGACACTATCTCTATACAAGATATGATGTACATCCTGTTCAAGCTGTTGTCACGGGAAGTGGTATTATACTACCGAGCCTTGTTAACCAGCAATGCATTGCGATCTTGACAACTGGGTCAGCTGCTAGAAATGTTGGAAGTACAACTGTTCCAAGCTATGAAAATTTTGAAGAGCGATTCACGACGCCAGCGTCACCGACAATAATCTCTCAGAAGTTTGGTGGTAATTATTTAGATCTATTTAGGATATACGCCTTATCTGACGGTGCTGAATCTAATACAAGATTTAAAATCTCAATTGAGAATATCGCAAAATCAACAGTCAATGACCAAAGTTACGGAACATTTGATCTTGTCGTCCGTGATTTTGCTGACACTGATGATAACCAGAGAGTTCTTGATAGTTATCGTGGGTTAACATTAGATCCACAGAGTGATAATTACATCGCTCGGCGCATTGGCGATACGTACGCTTATTATGATTTTGATAAGAATCAAGGTGGTCAGAAAATAGTTGTGACTGGTAGGTATCCGAATATCTCAAACCTTATTAGAGTTGAGATGGATGCTGCTGTTGAAGATGGCGAAATTGATGCTTCGGCTCTACCGATTGGATTTCGTGGTCCTAGACATCTAGTGACGTCAGGATCAAATCCACTTACATCTATAGTATCTGATGCAGGAACTCTTCAGGTTGGTAATACTATTAAGAGAATGGTTGAACCACCCATCCCATTTCGAGAGAACATCAACATTGGTATTAATCCAAAGCGTGAAGCAAATCAACAATTGTATTGGGGCGTTCAATTTGAACAAAAGATTTCTTTAGTTGAGCTTAATGCTTCGCGATCGCCGAATCAGACGATCGCAAATATGACAAAGTTCTTTCCACAGCATCAGATCTCTAACCAGAATGTTTGGGTGGGTGAGAATCATGGAGTAGCTGATACAGCTGGTATAGTGCTTGACAGCGATCGATTCAATAACAATCTATTTGCTCTTGACCGTATCTTAGTTCGTACGGGTTCAGATGGTCTCATTGATGCAAAGCAGATCGTGTCCATGTCATATGTTCGAAATGGAATGATCAGTACTGATGATGTGGCAAAGACTAGGGCTTATAGTGTTCAGCTTGATTTTGGGTCAAGCATTGCGAAGCGATTGAATAAGTTTAGTTTCTTCATTCAAGGTGGATTTGATGGTGTAAATCCATTTAATAGGGATACAGCAGCACTTTCAAATGCTGCTGTGCAACAAGAGATGGACGATCCTAATCGTGGACAGGATCAGGGTCCAACTGTACGTTCTTATAAGACTGCGCTGTCTATCATGGGTAATACGACAGATGTAGATATTAAGCTATTAGCAATTCCAGGCATACGACATCCAGTAGTGACTGATACAGCTATTACGACTGTAGAAAGTGATCGTTTTGATGCATTGTATATCATGGATATTGAGGAGTATGATACTTTAAATAGTGTAGTCACATCCTCACTCCAGGATATCAATGTTTCAAATACAAAGACTAATTTTAGTCTACGCGGTTTAGATAGCAATTTCGCAGCAAGCTATTTTCCAGACGTAGTAATGACCAATCCATTTAACAATTTACCCGTTTCAGTACCTCCATCAGTTGTAATCCTTGGAGCTTTTGCGCTTAATGACGCTATTGCACATCCTTGGTTTGCACCTGCTGGTTATACAAGAGGTGCTTTACAATCGACTGAGTCTGCAGTAGTTAAATTATCACGTAATAATATGGATGTGCTTCAAGATGCTCATATTAATCCAATCGTAAGTTTTCCAGGCTCTAAAGGAGTAGTTGTTTGGGGTCAGAAGACTTTACAAGCTGCTCAAAGTGCTTTAGATCGTGTGAATGTTCGACGATTATTGATTGAGATCAGGCGACAGGTGAGAACAGTCGCAAATTCACTTCTATTTGAGCCCAATCGTGAAACAACGTTAGCACGATTTTCTTCTCTTGTGACTCCTCTACTTGTAAGAATTCAGGAGCAGCAAGGTGTCAATCGATTTAAGGTCAAGATTGATACAACGACAACTACACAGGCTGATGTCGAGAATAACACTATTAGAGGCAAAATCTATGTTGAACCGACACGAACGACTGAAGTTGTTTCAATCGATTTCGTTCTTACAAACCTAGGTGCTGAGGTTCAAACTTAATCTATTATAGCGCTAGATGTCATCGATTCCAGAAGTATTGTATATATCATATCCTTGGAATCGATGAATCTAGCATTATCGTAGAGCTTATAAGCATATATGATACATGCAATGAAT